ACACACAAGGCATCCTGGAAGCCATCCACGGCATTTATATGAGCTATTAAAATGACCGATTATGTAGCTTTAAGCACTTTGAGGACTTTGTCTCGGCAACGCGCCGATATGGAGAATTCACAGTTTATAACCGATACCGAGATGCTGCGGTACATCAATAGGGGATACGCGGAGCTTTACGATCTGCTGATAACAGTGGCGAACTCCGAGGATTATTTCCTAAAAGATAGCACCGTGCAGCTGGTATCTGGTACCAAGAGCTACGATCTTCCGTCTGATTTCTACAAAATGCGGGGGGTTGATTTGAACCAGGGTTCGGATTCGATCCCCTTGCGTAGATACAACTTTTCCCAGCGAGATGTTGGCAGCAGATATTCCGTTGCAAGGCGGATGCGCTACCATCTCCAGGGAAATTATATTTACTTAAACCCCAAACCCTCCACCAATGACACCATCAAAATTTGGTATGTTCCTAGTCCGAAAAAGTTTATTGAAAAGACGGTGACTGCGATCACTCGCGGCAGCAGCACCATGTGGACCGTTGGGAAGAACCATGGGTTTGTTGTGGGAGATACCATCACCGGGACCGGGTTTTTACCTGCTGCAGATTATAATGTTGATCAGACTATTTCTGCAGTAGGTGCAGCCACCATCACAACGGACCTGGACAGCAGCGGCCTTTCCGATCCAACGACAGTTGGGGCAGTGGAATCCCGATTTGATTTCTTCTCTTCCTGGGACAGTTTTGTGATTGTCTCCGTAGCCATCGATTGCCTGATTAAAGAGGAAGCCGATGTCTCTGCGCTTATGATGGAAAAGGAACAGCTGAAAGCCCGGATTACTGCAGTGGCAGAAATGCGGGATCTTGGAGAACCGGTGACCGTCACCGATGTCTCCGCGTATTACACCGATTTCGATTATATGAACTACCTATAATGCAGAGGAATTATGAACCCAGTTCAATATAGGAATGTCCCTAGTTACATAAGCGGGGGCGATTTTAGTGGTGACCTCACAGGGGCCACCATCGATGCAGCACAGTTCAGACACGTTTCCATGACTGTGGTGAACACTTCCACAAACACACCAGTGGGAAATATTTTTATCCAGTTTTCTAATGATGACAGCACCTGGGTGAACGGATCTGGAACTGCCACCGCGGCGATAAGCGGCGGGGAAACCAATCTGCTGCACCATGAGATCCCACACCGGTATGTAAGATTTTTTTGGGATCACAGTAGTGCAGGAGCAAGTTCAACCGTTTCGGTAGCCTACACACTGAAGAGCTGATGAGCCGCGTAAACTTCACATCTTTATACACTGAAGATGCAGAAGTAAACCGGCTGCAGTCTCATATTAAAACAGCACTAAATCCGCTGCTGGAGCTGCCGATTTCAGATGGCGTGATGCTGAAAGATCAAACGATTGAAACGACTGACACCGAAATTAATCATGGTCTTGGCCGAGAATACGAGGGGTTCATTATCACCAGGTTGAAAACCAACGCCACAATTTATGAAAGTGCTACGGATAATCCGAGCAAGAGTCTTTATATCCTGCTGAAAGCCAGCGGGGCCGCGACTGCAGATATTTATATTTTCTGAAGGAAGACATGACCACAGCAAATATGTCGTTAAATGAACCTACGGTAGGCCAGACCACTGGACCCACCTGGGCAACGGAAACCAACAGCAACTGGGAATCAATAGACACGCATGACCACACCAGTGGAAAAGGCGTGCAGCTGACGCCCTCGGCGCTCAATATTAATTCCGATCTAGAATTTAATCTGAATTCTGTAACCGAGTTAAAAAATGTAGTTCTGGATAACACGGTTCATTCTTCCGGTAGTGGTGATACTAATGTTTCCTTATATGTTTATGATGGAAATTTTTACTACCGAAATGCTTCCGGGATTGGTGTACAGATTACAAGCGGGTCAGGAGTAAATACTTCCGGTGGATCAATTGACAATATGACCACCAATGCCCAAGTTAATTTTTCTTCAAACTCTTATTCTTTTAAATTTGACAAAACCCTGTCTGATCCAGGCATGGCCAAAATGGCTTTTGCTGACATCGATCTCTACAAATATAACTCTTCTGGATCTGCTGCCAAAGTCGCACTGAAATTTTTAGGATCTGGAACAACGGCAGCCCTGACCGTTCCGGATGAAACCGGGACTCTGCTTTCCACGGCAACCAGTTTTGCTGGAACCATCAACATTGCCACCAGCAGCTCCAACGCGCCGATCAATTTAAAACCAAACGGCACCGGCCATGTTGCAGTAGGTAATGGGGGTGCATCTGGCAAGCTGACCAGCAACGGCGCTTATGACTTAGTCTTGGATACCAACAGCGGGACAAATTCCGGGAACATTACAATAACTGACGGCACAAACGGCGAGATCACCATCGACACTCATGGAACTGGTGATATTAATCTGACTGCAGGAGCAGACGTTAATATTCCAGCAAACATAGGTCTGACGTTTGGAGATGACGGAGAGAAGATTGAGGGGGATGGGACGGATTTGACGGTTGCTTCCAGTGGTGCCTTAAATTTAACCGCAACTACAGACGTTGTTGTTCCTGCTAATGTTGGGGTTACTTTCGGCACTGGTGAAAAGATTGAAGGTGATAACACTGACCTGACACTGACATCTGGTGCAGACATCAATCTGACTGCAACTGCAGACGTTAATCTTCCAAATAATGTGGGTTTAGTTTTTGGAGATGATGGTGAAAAAATTGAAGGGGATGGGACTGATCTAACAATAGCTTCCAGTGGTGAAATCAATCTTAATTCTGGAACCTTGGACCTCTCTGCTCAAACAGTAGATGTCACTCTTAATGGTGCAGTCGATGCTCTTAATTTTGACAGTAATACGTTATCAATCGATGCCTCAAATAATCGGGTTGGAATAAAACAAGCAGCACCAGGATCTTTATTAACAATTGGAAGCGTTTCGGACAATAACAGTGGAAATACTCCATTGGGTAAAGTGGCCCAAGATCCAGTAATACTTATTAACAACTCATCACATGTAAATTCTGAATCTCAAATATTATTTGGATATAATTCGGGATCAGAAACCTACGCTCCAGTCGCAATATCTTACAAAAATACATCTGCTTCATCTAAAGGCAAAGGTGATTTACTTTTTGCTACAAGAGACGCTACAACCGATTCCGCACCTACAGAAAGAATGCGGATTGACTCGTCTGGAAATGTTGGGATTGGGACTAATGCCCCTTCTGACTTAAATTCGGCAGCAAATGATTTGGTAGTCACAACTTCATCAGGGAATCTTTTCTTTGCTGATGCAACATCTGGGACTGCGGAATACGATGGTTTTCTCCAATACTCGCAAAATGATCAGAAGCTTGACATAGGAACGGCTGGTGCTAGTAGAATGACAATCACTTCCTCTGGAAATGTTGACATTGGTGGAGCAAGTCATGCTGCGAGAAGATTTTCTATTAAGGGCACAGCTAATGATAATAGTGAGAATACAATTGAAGTTCTAAACTCTGATTCTACTACAATATTCAAACTTCTTTCTGATGGTGACCTTCATATACCTTCTGGGAAAGTTGGAATTGGAACTACCAATCCAAGTGTTACATTGGAAGTTCAATCTACTACAGAAACTCCATTAAAAATATACCAAACAGGAACAGGTGGTGGTCAAAACCTTTATTTTAATATGGAGAACGATGGTGGAGGGGATTCCTATATTTCAATGCTCCAAGGTTCTTCACAGGGATATATTAAATACAGTGATACCAATGTTATGTCATTTATGACTAATGGAATGAACGATAGGATGAGAATAGACTCCAGTGGTCATGTAATAGTAGGTACGTCACAGATCGGTAGTGCATTATTTACAGTAAACGAGACTAACGGTGGGATGTCGATAGGTAACGGAACCGCATCAGGAGAGTACCGCAAATGCTATTTTTATGAAAACGGAAATATGTATTGGACCAATGGTACTAACGAGGCAAATCTATCAAGTGCAGGCGCGTGGACTAATGCGTCAGATGAAAGAATTAAAAAGGAAATTAATGATATAGATTATGGGTTGGACACAGTTTTAAATTGCCAACCTCGTAAATATAAAATGCGGGATACAGATCAAAAGCAAATAGGTTTTGTTGCACAAGAAATCAAAAAGTTAATCCCAGAAGTTGTTGAAGGTGGTGATCTTATTAAAGAAACCGGTGAAAAAAGATTTTACTCATTAGATTATGGTTCTTTGGTAGCAGTTTGCTTTAAAGCAATCCAAGAACTTTCTGCAAAAGTAACAGCTTTAGAAGGAGCAAAATGACACTAGAAGAAGTTCAAAAAGAAATAGTTTCTATTAAAAATGAGTTGGCAAAGGTGCCACAAATAGAAGGAAGACTTCACCGTTTATTGGGCATGGAAGAGATTTTATTAATCCAAGAAGAGGCAAGTAAAAAACCTGATCTTAAAGTTGCCAATAAAAAATAAAAATGGCACTCCAGAAACAATTTATTCCAATTGATCTTGCTGGCGGAATAGACACCAAAACAAGCCAGGCCATGGTCTTGTCTAGCAGCTTGACCGAGTTGGAGAATGGAGTGTTTTCTGAAGGTTCTACCGTGACCAAAAGAAACGGATATTCCAAACTTTCCAGATCAGTAGCCGGTCCAGTAGGAACGGCGGCGATTTCTTCTGGGGATGCCCTTTCCACATTCCAGGATGAGCTGCTGCTTTTCTCAGATTCAAAACTTTATTCTTATGTCAACGGACGCGATCAATGGGTGGATAAAGGCGGACACCTAAGTGTCAATGTTTCATCCGAGGATGTGATCCGAAATGATTATCAGCAGAGCAGCCCGGACTTTGCTTATGGCGCGGGGCTTTATGCAATGGCCTGGGAAGACACTCAGGGAGGAATCCGGGCCAGTGTCATTGATGCGGTGACCGGGTCAGTTCTACAGAACAATACCAGCATCGATGCAAACGGGATTCTGCCGCGTGTAATTGAACTAAGCCAACGACTTGCCATTGTTTATATCGACACATCAGCAAATAACGTAAAAATTCGGATGTT